CAATAAGAGGGTGAAGTGTATGGGACTGATGGAAAAACTTTTCGGGAAGAAAGAACCGCCTGCGGCGGTAAAGGCACAGCACACCTTTCAGCTGCTGGACGGGTACACTCCCGCGTTCCACACCTGGAACGGATCGATCTTTGAGTCGGATCTGATCCGGGCGGCGCTGGACGCGCACGGCCGGCACGCGGCGAAGCTGCAGTTCAACATCGAAGGCAGCGCGAAGCCGAACCTGCAGAACAGGATGCGGGTGCAGCCGAACCCGTACACCACATGGAGCCAGTTCCAGTACCGGACGGCCGTGATCCTTTACGCGAGGAACACGGCTTTTTTAGTACCGACGCGCGGGGAATACGGCGAGATGAACGGCGTGACCGTGATCCTGCCGGACCGATGGGAGCTTGTCGAGTACAACGTGACGCCGTACATCCGTTTCTGGCTGGCGAATAACAAGCGGCTTGCCTGCAGTCTGTACGAGGTCGGCATCCTGACCCGGTACCAGTACAAGAGCGACCTGTTCGGTGACAGCAACGACGCGATGAAGGCCACGCTGGACCTGATCGAGATGCAGCGCCAGGGAATCATCGAAGGCATCAAAAACAGCGCCACCTACCGCTGGAGCGCCCAGAGCGACAACTGGGCGACGGATGAAGACCTGGCCAGCGAGATGGAGCGGTTCAATAAGTTCACTTTCCAGAACAAGAAGACATCCGGCGGCCTGGTGCTCTTCCCGAACACCTACACGAACGTACAGCAGGTGAAGCAGGAAGCCTACAAGGTGGATCCGGATCAGCAGAAGCTGATCAAGGACAACGTGTTCGACTACTTCGCCGTGAATGAGGAGATCGTCCAGAACAAGGCGTTCGGCGATCAGTGGCTCGCGTTCTACGAAGGCGCGGTCGAGTGGCTGGCGATCCAGATGTCGGACGTCATGACGCGGATGTTCTTCAATGAACGTGAGCGTCAGTACGGGAACCGGATCTTCTTTACATCGAATCGGCTGCAGTACATGTCCAACGCGGACAAGATGACGGCTGTCAGCCAGCTGGCTGACCGGGGCCTCGCAACACGGAACGAGCTGCGGGAGATCCTGAACCTGACGCCGCTGCCGGAACCATACGGGAGCCAGATCCCGGCCCGGGGCGAGTATTACGACATCACCGACCCAGAGCCGGATCCGGACGGTGATCCTGGTTGAAAAGAGTAATCGCCGTCGACTTTGACGGAACCCTATGCACCCGGAACTGGCCGAATATCGGCGAGCCGAACACGGAGCTGATCGCCCAGCTGATCGAAGAACAGGAGAACGGCGCGGCCGTTATCCTATTCACATGCCGGGAGAAGCAGCTGCTGAAGGACGCGGTGAAGTGGTGCAAACAGCAGGGGCTTGTGTTTGACGAAGTCAACCGGAACCTGAAGGAACGGGTACGGGCTTATAAAGCGGATCCACGGAAGATCAGTGCGGACGTCTACATCGATGACAGGGCGGCCGCTTTTTCATTTGGCGAACGACTGAGTATAGGAGGGACTGAAGATGGATAAAGAAACCAGGGCCTTTTCCTTTGAGGTGAGGGCCGAACAGAACGAACAGCACGGCACATTCATCACCGGGACGCCGATTGTGTTCAATCAGGCGACGGACCTGGGATGGTTTGAGGAAACGATCAGCGAGCGGGCGCTTGAGGGTACAGACCTGAAGGACGTCCGCTTTTTGATTGGCCATAACACGGGCATGATCCCGCTGGCCCGCAGCCGGAACAACAACGAGAACAGCACCATGCAGATGACGGTCACGAGCCGCGGCATGGAGATCCGCGTGGATCTGGACACAGAGAACAACGCGGAGGCGAGAGCGCTTTATTCCGCGGTGAAACGTGGGGATATTTCCGGAATGTCCTTCATGTTCATCGTTGATAAAGATTCTTGGGCGGATGCTGATAGCGACTACCCGAAGCGCACGGTGGAGCACATCAAAACCGTGCTGGAGGTCAGCGCTGTCGCGTTCCCCGCATACCCGCAGACAGACCTGCAGGCGGCATCCCAGGACGGAGCGCTGGACAGCGCACGGGCCTCGCTGGAGAGCGAGCGGACGCGGCTGAAGGAAGAGCGGGAGGCCAGAGAGGCCGAAGCAGCTGAGCAGGGGCGCCGGACGGCGGTTCTGGAGTGGCTGAAAAATTATCAGAAAGGGGAAAAGTGAGTATGGAATTCAACTTTTCCGAAATGACTCCGGAACAGCTGGAAGAGCGCAAAGCCACCGTGCTGACGGAGATGGAAGCGCCTGAGATGGGTGCAGATGAACTGGAGGGCCGGAAGGCTGAGATCATCGCGATCGACGCCGAGCTGGAAGCCCGCAAGGCTGCCGCCCAGAAGGCGGAAGAAGAGCGCAAGGCTGTGGAAGCCGGCGCTGGTGAAACAAAAGAAGAATTCAAACAGGAGGAAAAGAGAATGGAAATTTCCGAAATCCGTAATACGCCTGAGTACATCAACGCGTATGCCAACTACATCAAGACCGGCCGCGAGGACGAGTGCCGCACCGTGCTGCTGAGCAAGAACGCTTCCGCCGGCGGACAGCTGCCCGTTCCGGACATGCTGGAGAGCATCATCAAGACCGCGTGGGAGCGGAATGAGTTCCTGTCCCGCGTCCGCAAGACCTACTTCCGCGGCAACCTCCGCGTCCCGTTCGAGCTGAGCGCGACCGGCGCATGGGTGCACGCTGAAGGCACCACGGGCCTCACCGAAGAAGAGATCACCATCGGCATCGTGGAGCTGAAGCCCGAAAACATCAAGAAGTGGATCCGGATCTCCGACGAAGCCATCGACCTGGGCGGCGAGGATTTCCTGCGCTACATCTACGATGAAATCACCTACCGCATCCTGAAGGAACTGGTGTCCCAGCTGGTCGCTGACGTGACCTCCGCCAGCTCTTCCAACAGCACCGACGGTATCGGCGTCCCGGTCGTGAAAGTGGCCCCCGGCGTCATGGTCCTGGCGAACGCCGCCACCAACCTGAGCGAAGAAGCGACCGACCTGTGCGTGGTTATGAACCGTCTGACCGAGGCGAAGTTCAACACCGCCTACGCGTCCGGTCAGTTCGCCGTGGATCCCTTCGCGGGCTTCGCGAAGGTGTACTGCTCCGCCCTTCCCGCCTATGACGTCGCCAGCGAGAATGACTGCTACGCCATCGTGGGCGACCTGAAGGCCCTGCAGGTGAACTATCCCGCCGGTGAAGGCGTCGTCATCAAGTGGGACGACCTGAGCCTGGCCGAGGATGACCTGGTCAAGGTTGTCGGCCGTCAGTACGCTGGCCACGACATCACCGCTCCCGGCTGCCTGGTCAAGCTGACCAAGCCCGGCGCCTGATGAAGGTAAAACTGATTCAGGATTGTGCACCGTTCGGAAGGACCGGGGAGATCGTTGAGGTTTCCCCGGCCCATTTTGAATGGGTGACATCAATCGGATATGCCGTACCGGTGACGGAAGCCAGGGAGCGGGCGGAAGCACCGAAGGCAGAGAAACCTGCTGAGAAGCCTGTGGCGAAGCCTGCGGCGAAGAAGACAACCAAATCCTCCGCGAAAAAGTGAATACTCATGCGGATTTGAAAGGAAGCAATGAAACATGAAACTGATGATAGCTGTGCCAACCACAGACTATAACCACGCAGAGTTTACGCGCTGCCTGGGGAAGCTGTGTATTGAACTGGCCCAGAATGGGACGGACGTCGACCTGCAGGTGCAGAGCGGGACGCTGGTGTACATCGCCAGGAACCGGCTGGCGCGGAAAGCGATCGACCGCGGGTTTACCCACGTCCTCTGGCTGGACAGTGACATGACCTTCGGGCCGAACATCGTGGACGACCTGCTCTGGTGCGGGAAGGACATGGTGTGCGGGGCGTTTGTGAGCAGGCGCCCGCAGTACAGGCCCTGTGTGTATTCCGACATATCGGATCCCGGCAACATGAAGCCGGTGGAAACCTTCGGCACGGAACCCTTCCGGGTGGACGGCTGCGGGTTCGCCACGGTCCTGACAACGACGGAGCTGCTGAAGGCGGTGTGGGACAGGTTCGGAACCTGCTTCCGGCCGACGGAGGACTACGGCGAGGACATGGCCTTCTGCGACAGGGTGAAGAAGATCGGGCGCGAGATCTGGTGCGAGCCGACCGTGCGGCAGGGGCACCTGGCCATTGTGCCGGTGTATCCCGGCGAGCACCTCTTCGGAGGTGGCGAGGAATGATCCGTGTACTGATCGCCGCACCGCTGCGGCAGGACCCGAAGATCTTCAGGGAA